ATACTGACAAAATCAACATACGTACTATTGCCGAAGCCAAGCGTGTTCGGGCATTAAAACTCAGCCACAAAGCATTGGCTGAAGCACAATTAATCAATCCAAAGACCAAGCTAGCTGAAGTCGAAGTTGATTACAAGAAAGTCTTGAAAACTGATGTAGTGTTTCGGATTATGACACATGATCATATTCCTCTTGAACCTGGGCGCAAGAAAACTCCAAAAAGCAGAGGCGATCACCATTGCAAAGTAAATTTCCCTCCATTTCAGCATTTTAAATTTGATAGCAGCGAAGGCGCTGCTAAAGATGCGCTAATATGTGTGGGCAAGAGTCACTGGAAGGGTGATTTGGAAACTGGCGAATTTACGTTAGAAGGAACCATGACTAACAAACTTGCTAGAAGCTTTATGCTGCTAACTGAACGATATAGCATGAGATTTAACTGGCGTGGTTACACTTACGTAGATGAAATGCGCAGTCAAGCCCTGCTACAGTTATCGCAAATCGGATTACAATTTGACGAATCAAAGTCACAGAATCCGTTTGCATATTACACTGCTGCCATTGATAATAGCTTTACTCGAATTTTGAACATCGAAAAGAAAAATCAAATGATCAGGGATGACTTACTAATCGAAACTGGACAAAGCCCTAGCTTCACTAGACAAATGGCTCATGAAACAAATTTACGTGCCGATCGGGAACGTATTGCTAACTTAAAAACAGAGGACTACTAAAATGGAACTATCACAAGCAGTAATTCAACTACATGACATTGCTAGACAGATTGAAAAAGATATAGGCGAAGGTCAGCTATCCGACGACGTCAGGGCATGTGGAGATCGTCTAAGTACTTTGATTAAGGAAGATCTTATCAATGAGTCAAATGTTTAAAAAAGCGGCTGTGTTTACTGACATCCATTTTGGAATGCGTCAGAATAGTAAAGCACACAACGAAGACTGTAGCGCATTCGTATCTTGGTTCTGCAAAACTGCCAAAGAGCAAGGATGCGATACTGCAATCTTTATGGGAGACTGGCACCATCACCGTGCAACAGTTAACGTGAGTACATTGAACTTCACTGTTGATGCAATTAACCAGATTAGCAAAAACTTTGAACGATTCTTTTTCATTCCAGGTAATCACGATTTATATTACAGAGAAAAGCGTGACTTGAACAGTGTACCATTTCTTAAGAATTTAAAAAATGTGGTTTTGGTTAACAATGTTTATACTGAAGGTGACGTAAGCCTTGTGCCTTGGCTTGTAGAAGATGAATGGCAACAAATGAAACGACTAGACAGCCGCTATGTGTTTGGACACTTCGAGCTTCCTAGTTTTAAGATGAACGCTATGATTGAGATGCCGGATCACGGTGGACTCAATACTGGTCACTTTCCTAAACAAGAAATGGTATTCAGTGGGCATTTCCATTTACGACAAAGTAAAGGCAATGTGCATTACACTGGCAACGCTTTTCCTCACAACTATGCAGATGCATGGGATGATGATCGCGGCATGATGATTCTTGAGTTTGGCGGACAACCGCAATACATTGCATGGCCTGATGCTCCAAAGTTTAAAACAATGGATCTTACTAGATTGATTGAGAATCCAGAAAAGTACATGGACAAAAATACATTCATTCGTATTACATGTGATGCTGATGTTAGTTATGAAGAAGCTAACTATTTGAAAGAAACTTGGCAAGAACAGTTTAAGTTACGTGAAATTACACTAATCCCAGCTAAACGTGAAGAACACACACAAGACTGGAGTGGCGATGTTCACTTTGAATCAGTGGACCAAATTGTCATCACACAACTCGCTGCCATTGAAAGTGAAGTGATTGACCGTCAAGTACTCATTGACATTTACAACCAGCTTCATGTATAATAGCTTATGATAAAGATTAAGAATCTAACAATTAGAAATTTTCTCTCCGTTGGTAATGTTACACAAGGTCTTCGTATGGACCAATACGGACTTACCCTTGTACTTGGTAACAACTTAGACTTGGGCGGAGATGGTAGTCGAAATGGTACTGGCAAAACAACCATCGTCAACTCACTGAGTTACGTGTTGTATGGCAATGCACTTACTAACATTCGCAAAGACAACCTCATTAATAAGACCAACAATAAAAATATGATGGTAACTTGTGAGTTTGAAAGCGAAGGCGTCAATTACAAAATTGAACGAGGACGTAAACCAAACGTGCTTCGTTTCATTGTAAACGACAATCGTGTTGGCAGTGAGGACAGTGAAGAGCAACAAGGCGAGAACAAAGAAACACAAGCGCAAATCGAACGTGTAATTGGCATGGGTCATGATATGTTTAAACATATTGTCGCACTTAATACATACACTGAGCCGTTTCTAAGTTTACGGACCAACGACCAGCGCGACATTATCGAACAACTACTAGGTATTACCCAGCTCAGCGAAAAGGCTGCGTTACTTAAAGAGCTAATCAGAGATACTAAAGATTCTATCAAGAATGAAGAATTCCGTATGAAGGCTGTGGGTGATGCCAACACTAAAATTAAAAATAGCATAGATGATCTAGAACGGCGCAGTCGCTTGTGGGTTACTAAACAAACTGACGACGTCGAGAAACTAGCTGCTGCTATTACAGAATTACGTAACATTGACATTGAACAAGAGCTAGCTAACCACAAAGCTATGGGCTTGTGGAGAGAACAAGATGCACAGAGAACTAGATTCAACAAAGATTTAGCCACACATCAAAGCGCAATCAAAAGATTAAAAAAACAATTATTGGATTTGAACGGGGCACTTAGCAAGGCAGAGGAACACCAATGCCATGCTTGCGGTCAAACTATTCACGACACTAAGCAAGAAAGTATGCTGTCTGAATTGCAGGCTGCAATGGAATCAGTTGCCACTGACTTAACCAAAGAAGAAAAAGAAGAAAAAACGATTTTGGAATCTATTGCATCGCTAGGCGACTTAGGCACAAGGCCTATTGTACGATATGATAACATTGACGATGCAGTGAATCATAAGAGTACTTTAGAAACTGCCATGGATCAGTTAGAGCGCAGAGCATTGGACTTAGATCCGTATGTTGAACAAATCGAGCATTTAAAAATCACTGCTTTAGAGGAGTTAAACTTCGATCTTATGAATAAACTGACTAAATTATGTGAGCACCAGGAATTTTTGTTGAAGTTACTTACTGCCAAAGACAGCTTTGTCCGTAAGCGAATCATCGAACAAAACCTAAGCTACTTAAATCACAGATTGGCATATTACTTGGAAAAGCTAAGTTTACCTCATGAAGTTAAATTCCGAAGCGATTTGGAAGTCGACATCATACAACTTGGTCAAGAGTTTGACTTTGATAACTTGTCACGTGGAGAACGTAACAGACTTATATTAGGTTTGTCATGGGCTTTCCGTGATGTTTATGAAAGTCTAAATCGTCCAATCAACTTGTTGTTCATTGATGAAATGATTGACAGTGGTATGGATGCAAGTGGCGTGGACAATGCACTTGGTGTATTGAAAAAGATGGCCAGAGAACAAAATAAAAATATTTTCCTCATTAGCCACCGAGACGAACTCGTGGGGCGTGTTAATAACATATTACAGGTTATTAAAGAAAATGGATTTACAACTTTTAACACAGACGTAGAAATGGTAGAAGCATAATATGACAGTAGAACAACAACTTATAGACATCATCGCAAGTGAGTACAGCAAAAGCGAAGAAGACATCCGAGGTGCAAGCAATTGGACTGAGATGGGCTTAGACAGCTTAGACACTGTAGAACTTATCATGAAGATCGAAGATACCTTCAAGATCACAATTGAAGATGAAGAAGCCCAAGAGCTCAAGAGCCTTGCCGATATGGTAGCTCTTGTAACCTCAAAGGTGTAACATGGGTATCCGTGACGAGTTACTAGAAATGGTAACTAAAGAATTTGACAAGACTGCTGAAGAAATTTTATCAGTCGAAACTTGGAAAGATCTGAATCTAACAAGTCTAGATTCTATGGAACTAATCTTCAACATTGAAGACAAGTACCACATAGAAATTCCCGACGAGGAATACCCCAACTTAGTTAACTTTGAAAAACTAGTTGCATACATGGAAGAACAAATAAAATGACCGAACAAGCCACAACAACAAACACACAACATCAAGAACTCGTAACACAATTCGAGGCATACATTGCAGAGAATGCAAAGTTTACAGACAAAGGCGTTAAAGCTGCTGCTGGCCGTGCTCGCAAGGCATTGCAAGAAATGAGCAAAGCCATTAAGCTACGCCGCAAAGAAATCACCGAGGAAAAAGCGGCACTATCTGCTAAGTAATACACAATGCAGAATAGCGTGTATCACAACATATCAACTGGTGGCCAATGACATGGACATTTCAAGGATCTGTTGTAGATACACTTCCTGAGGATTGTGTTGGTTTTGTATATCTCATCACTAACACAATCACAGGTAGAAAATACATTGGCAAAAAACTAGCTAAGTTTGCAAAGACAACTTACAAAACAGTTACACAAAAAAACGGCATCAAAAAAAAGAAAAAAATCCGCAGCAAAGTGGATAGTGATTGGCAAGAATATTATGGCTCCAGCGACAATTTAACAAAA